ATAATGGGGCTTGTAGAAAATCATAAACATATTTAATATATTCGTCTTTACTCTTTACGACCTTATTCGGGATGCTTACGGGTTCTGTTTTGAAGTCTCCGCCCTTCGTGGCTTCGCTCTTAAAAATTAAGCCGTTAAATGATGCGTTGAATGTTCTATTTTCTGCATCGTAAATGTCCTGTAGTTGGTTATAGATTTCCTTATTGGTTAAGGTTTTAAAGTTGGGTAAGATATTATTTAATTTAACCGCTCGGGTATTCCTGATACCGAAGAAGGCACGTAGTTGTTGTTTGCTTGTACTCATTATAATATTAAGTAATATTTTATTTTTAAGTTCTTTTTTTATTTAATTTGATTATAAGTAATATACATTCAATTAATACCCATAGGATACTAATTGAAAAAAACCCCCTAAAGATTAAGGGATACTCCCTTAAAAACCCTCTTGAAAAAGGATTTTTAAAACCTTGGTTTTAAGTTCTAAAGATTAAGGGATACTCCCTTAAAAACCCTCTTGAAAAAGGATTTTTAAAACCTTGGTTTTAAGTTCTAAAGGAAAAGGGTAGGATCGTATTTATCCATTTTCATAAACGATAGTTTAATTGTTTTCCAGCGTTGGCATTTGGAAGCATATAATACGTTGCGTACACGTTGCAAGTCAGGGTTTGCTTCACGCCATTTCTTTACATACTCGTAATTCTTAATATGGGTCATTGTGTATATACATATGTAATATTTTAAATTGTTTTTATATGTAATAATTAAGGGATTCTCCCTTAACAACCCATTCCGCGGGGTTCGGGTAAAGGGCTATGCCCTTAAAAACCCTCTCGTGTGGGGGGTTAACCCCACGACGCAGTTCCTGACCTAAGATTTTCGCCTAAAGGGTGGAAGGTTCGACGTGTTTTTTATCTTCTGTTTTTCTTTTACTTGTTTCTTTAAATTTGATTTGCTTATCTCGTTCACGGTTAAAGGCGTATTTTTATTGATTCGTTTGGTTGGTCTTAATACTGGGTATTGCCCTTTACTGGCTATATTTTGCCAAGATTCTTTAAACCAAGCAGACAATCCCTTTGCCATTCTATATATGTAATCTATTTATTGTTTAAGTAATATTTATTTTTATCTTTTCATATAAATCATTATCTGGTTTTCCTTTTGACGTTGCTTTTGAATTACCCATAATCAAAGAATATACTCTACCGAATCCCCATTGCTCTGCGGTCATTCTCTCTGATTTTGCATAACCTCCTTTTCTTTTTGAACCTTCTAAACTTCTAACGGATTCAGGATTACTTTTCCAAGCGCCTAAACCACGACTATACGCATCACATATAATAGAAAATTTAATGTTTGTTATTTTAGATAGTTCATACAATGAATGACTATCATCTTTACCAAAACCATATTTTGAATTGAACTTGTTCCTAAAAGTTGTCATAATATATAAATAATATCATTATAAATTTATGTATTAATTTTATATTTTATTTGTATAAATTATTTTTTGTATTTATTAACTTTAATAATCAATTGACTACCTCTACCTATAACCATATTAGGATTCAATCTATCTAAGATATCAATTTTATGTTCTGTGATTGGATTATTCGTTTTATTGTCTATATTAATTAAATGTTTGGATGACCATTTAGGATACAACACAGAATTCATTATTTTTTTTGGTGCTACAAGTTGTGACACCACATCTGCGGTGCTTCGTATTATGTATTCGTTATTTTGTAGATTCGCATTTTTATAGGCAGGATTAAGACTTATGCAATTACGAACTTTATTCGAACAAAGATTATTTACAATAACTCCTGATTGCGAATGTCCTAAGAGTTCAAATTTATAACCTTCATATTTTTTCATTGCTAAATGATACATTTTTAAAGCCGTTTGAAAGCGTGGGGTTAATCTATACGCTGTTGAATTCGCGAGGTAGACAAGGTTATTTAACCAGTCAGATCCTAAATTTTCCATACCAGTTCCACGAAAAGATAAGACAACTTTTTTATTTTCTTCATTCACATAAACTTTACCATATAAATTAGATAACGCTTCGTCTAAAACATATCCAAATAAGTTTTTAGGCGCATCAACTTCATAACTGCTCTGTAAAAATTCTTTTACTTCATTTACTTTTAAACCAGACCCTTTCATATATATTAAATTGATTTTATTTCGAAGTTATTATTTTTAATCCTTTTGTTGAAATCTTTGACACTCTCTTTAAGATTTGGTCTGTTCCAAAGTAGAAATAATGAGAGGTATCCTGCTCGTTTGTAATCGTTCGTTTTCAAGTCTTTCAAATGTCTTTTTATATAATTGGTTCTTAATTTTTCGTCATTATGGTCAATGTAAGTGCCTATTTTTGGATTTGTTTGACCGAATTTTGTAGTTGAACCATCACTAAAGTAGGCAATAAATCGTTTATTATCATTGATTTCTTTTACACATATTAACATATACTATTATGAGATAATTATTTATTCAATTTCAAAATATTGTAGAAAGTTTTTTCTGTAGCGTTCGTTTCCAGACTTTTCCAGATTAATTATCATCACATCAAATTTAATTTTGGTTGCTTCCTTATACATTTCCAAAAGTTGCTCTTTGGTTAATCCAATACTCACTTCACGTAATAGACTATTTATATCACGTGTTCCACCAAGTTTTAATATAACCACATAATTTACATTTTGTCTTATGATTTTTGGTGTATTATAAAACGACTGACTTAAAAACATTATACTCGCTCCTTTTTTACGCCCCCTTATAAAATATTCAGAGATAATAGGATGCTTTTGAATATCCGTAACCATATCATCAAATATAATCAATGTTTGCTTACAAGCGTTCAAATCGTTCAATGCTGGTAATTTTTCTAAATTTTCAAACACTTCTATAAGTCCTTTTGATTTATCTGCTAAGTAGCGGTATAATGGTTCATCTTTACATTTACAAAATATGTAAATATTGTCGTAAGTCCCACGACCTTTACAAAATAAACTTATGAGATTTGTTATAAAGTTAGATTTACCGCTCCCACTTGGTGCTACAACTAAAGACCTAAATGGCGTATCAAAATGGTGTAAATCGTAATTTGGATTTTCAGTTTTATAGCAATACTTTTTGACTTCTTTTTTATTATAAAAATTTTCCATTATAATAGGTGTAGATAATCAAACCTATATTAAACTTTTTAAACAATAATGGGTAGGGTAGGGGATTCCGTCCCCATGCGTCGGGGTTAAGGGGCGTAGCCTTTTCCCACAACGGGTTTTTAAGGGCGTAGCCCTTAAGGGGTTAAAGGGGCGTAGCCTTTTCCCACAACGGGTTTTTAAGGGCGTAGCCCTTAAGGGGTTAAAGGGGCGTAGCCCTTTTGGCGTAGCCCTTTTGGGGATTCCCCTTTAATTTAAATTTCCATTTCTAATAGAATATTCAACACTTCATTATATTCCTGTAACGAAATCAATTTATTATTTTTCATTTTCAATAGAACTATCTTAAACTTTCTCAATAAATCAGGGTTGTTATTTCCTGCTAATAAACTGCCACGTAAAAGAATGAATTCGTCTTTTAATTTATCTTCTTGTGATTTCAATGTGGAAGGTATGTCAAATAACTGAGTTATATGCAATTTTTTACCGATCATATATAATTGGTCTTTTTCTTCAGTATTCAATTTATCTACATCACTAAAATTTATGATTTCATTTTTATTGAGTTTCAGTAAAATATCACGGATATTTTTCGTGATGATTTGACTTTTTAAATTATGAATTTGGTTATTGTTATTGCTTCGCATTTGTAATTTTCCACCGATTAGTTTTGTTTTATGCGCTTTGTATTTTCCTATAGTTATATATTCGTCTTGGTTTTTGTATACTGGAAACTGAATTCCATAACCACTTCCCATCATAAGTCCTTCCATATCTGATAGTATCTTTAAATTCTTTTTCTTCATTCTAACCTCGTCTGGAATAAATTTACTGCTTATATAGATATCAAGTATACGCGCTTGAATGTCTATTCTTGCTTTCTTTTTATCTTCATCACGTCTTTCTAAAAACATTAAAATTTCTTCTTCGAATAAATCATCCAATGCTTTATTTGTCATTTTCAAAAGTTTATAAGCATCTGGATTATCCCTTGAAAAACACCAAGTATTGTCTTTTTAAAATCAATTTTACTAAAATTTTGCATTCCTTCCAGTTTGAAAATCGTTCTTTTTAAAAAATCACTCATTTTATTTTCTTCGGTTTCTTCGTCTGCCAATTCTTCTGCTGGTATGTTTTCGTTTAATACTTGCCCTTGTTCCGCTTGATTTTGTTTTACGATTTCATTGTTTTTTCTTGTTGTTGTATAACGTTATAACTTGATTGTAGTTCGTCGAAACTGGTTTTTAAAATGTAGTCGTTAATGCTGACATATTTGTCCTGAATGTCTTTAATGAATTCGTGTATAACTTTACTTAAAATTAATACTTGATTGCCATCTAATTTATTCACAAAATTCAACGCCATAGTTTTGTTAATCTTAAGTCGTGTATATATTTGTTCGATTAAAAAGTTTTTGACTACTAAACTATCCACATAAGTATTAAAAGCACCTTTCATTTTATCTTCATTCATAGTTGGATCATAACTAAAACCTTTTTCTTCAATGATTTTCTTATTTTTCTTGATGACTTGTTTTTCTTTTAGAATACTCAATAAATAATCATCGAATAATTTTTGTCGTTCTGCTTCCGTCTTGCTTTTGTGGAACATTTATAGTATAATAAAATATAAAAATAATAGTTTATACTTTTTAAATGATATTATTTTTATATAATTATTTAAGTCTTAATAAAGGTTTATTTAAAACCCCTTTATTCAATCAAAACTTAATGTTATTTCTTCGTGACTTATGTAGAACTTACCTTCTTCTTTTGGTTTGCGTTTGACTTGTATAATGCCTTTTCGTTTTTCTTTCATTTGATTTTTATTCAACTCATAGTATGATTTAGTGTATTTCTTTATTTCTTCCTTGTTTTCTTGGTAGTATGCTTTCTGATAGTTAAGACGAACATTTTTGTTTTTTTCGTAGTAGGTCATATATTATAGCGCAATAAAAAAATAAAACAATAAATTAAATATATTCCTATATTAAAATGTCCTCTATCATTCTAAACAGCACACATATTATAGATAGCATTAACAATTCAACCTTTCAAATTGATTTCGAAAGAAGTGTATCGTTGTTTGATAAGCATATTGCGTTGACCTCTGCCTCGCTATATTTTAGTTGGAGAAATATTACAAGTTCCAATAATACATTTTCTTATATTTGGATTGACGATGTAGAATATTCTGTTGAACTTCCTATAGGATTTTATGAAATAACCGATATTAGAACCTATTTCCAATACGTCATGACGAGAAATGATCACATCATGGTGAATACAGAAACGAATGCAACCATTTATTTCATTGATATGTTGGTTAACAATACGAAATATAGTATTGATATTATAACTTACCCAGTCCCAACTACTCTGCCTGAAGGTTTTACTTCATCCATTACGTTTCCAAGTGTAGCAAAAAATCCACGATTAAAACTACCGTCTGGTATGAATGATATATTTGGTTATGATGAAGGTTTCACTACGAATGCTGGTAGTGAAATACAAACGTATAATTCAACCAAAGCGCCAAATGTATCGCCTGATAGTAGTGTATTACTGGTATGTGACCAAGTCAATAATGAATTTTCAAATCTTGGTATATTGTATGCAATCTCTCCGTCCGTGTCTATCGGTTCATTGATCGTTGACCGACCTTCTCAACCCATTTATTCTAAATTGAAGAATGGAAGTTATAACCATCTCACGTTTAGAATTCTATCCAGTAAAACCTTCAGACCCATTGAAATCCTTGATAGTGAGATTAATTTTATATTTAGTATCAAGTAGAGTATCAATGAATTTTAAGGATTTTCTAATGCTGTAAGACGACTTAAACCCAACCTTTTCAAAAAGGTTGAAAACACCGAAAAAGGATTTTTAAAACCTTGGTTTTAGTTTAAGCATTTTCTAATGCTGTAAGACGACTTAAAATATCTGTTAAAGATGTGTTAATATTTACACCATTTACAATAGCACTACTTGCGGTTAAATCACCAACAACATCAACATCGCCTGTAATACTTTGATTTGCTGTAAAAGTATTTGCCGTTGCGAGTTTTGCGGTTGAATCTAATAGCGATTGTAATCCGTCTGTCCTCGCAATAGTTAAACTTCCGTCGGTAATAATATCTTGCTTCGTGTTTAGTTCAGTAATTACATTCGTAGAACCTACTATTAAGTTTTCAGCGGTTAAATCACCAACAACATCAACATTTCCTAATATATTAAATGGAAATAAATTTATTGTGGCGTCTTCCAAATAAACAAGATTAACATATAATCCTGTATTAGGCACAATCAATGAACCAGTAAAAACTAAAGAATATGTATCTATTGATGGAAAATCAATTCTATAAACCGCCCAGTTATCTATGAATTCGCTTGAATATGCTAATATTGTATTTAAGTTGGGGTCATTTTTGCTATTGTAAAGTTCAACTGTTAAACCTATTGCTCTATTACCATAATTTATATGTGTAGAATTAAAAATTTGAATTGCTTGAATATTGTTTATTTTAGTTAATGGTATATTTTTTATAATTATGGCTACATCACTCGGAGAACCAACAGGCGAAAGCACATCTGATATATTTGGTGAAAGACTTCTGATGTTATCATAAAGATTTGATGGTGGTGAGTCAGTTTGGTATCCTATATCAACCTCTTTATCAGACCAAGAAACAATAGAACTTGTTAAACTGCTTGAACTTTCAAACAGCATATTTTTATCATCAACCCAAATATGAATTTCAGTTAAATGTATAATATTATCGCTGTAACCAGTTATTCCATTTACTCGCCTAATAACCAATGTATCAAAACTAATCCCATTTGTATCTAAATTAACACTTCCATCAATTTCAAAATTAGATATTGTATCTTGTTTTAAATCTATATTGGTTTGTAAGGTATCTAATGAAGATTGAAGGTTCAAAGTTTTAGAAATAGTTAAATAATCATCCTGAATAAGGTCTTGCTTGGTTAAAATAGCCGCCGTATTCGTTGCCAAATCTTCCGTATGACCTGCGGTTAGCGTATCCAACGAAGTCAATTCAGTAATTACGTTCGTAGAACCAACGATTAAGTTTTCAGCGGTTAAATCACCTGCTACTACTACATCACCATTCACCTCTAAAAGAGCAGTTGGAGTGGTTGTTCCAATACCAACATTTCCGTTGGATAAAATAGTCATTCGTATATTTTCATCGGTTCTTGTTGTCGAAGCAATTGGATAAGTATCAAACACAATATTAGCACCTCTTAACCTAATTCGGTCAGCACCCGCAACGCCTTCCACATCATTACCTTTAAAAAGTAAAAGTTCGCTTTTTTCAATACCCACTTCATATATGCGGTTTTCAATGACAGTATTAAGATAAGTATTATCACCCAATGTTCCGCCAAAGAAAATACTTTTTGTAGTCGTATCACCCGTATTCTGTCCTATAAATAAGTTTTTTTGTGCTACTATATCTCCATTATTTAAAATAGACAAAGGAGTGAGTAATAAAGACCCATCTACTGGTGATAATTTTTCAAAACTTAAAATCCCAATATTAGTACTCCCCCCTCCTGACCTAATTCTATACCAACCGCCATCTAAAGTAGTTAATACCTGTGCTCGTAGTATATTTTTAAGGTCAAGATAAGCATCATAGTTTAAACCAAGTCCTTCTACGGTTAATTCTCCTGTGCCCGTAGTATTTTTTGATATAATATTTGTAGCAGTAAGTATATCTAACGATAAACTGGTTGAGGTTGTAATAGTCGCTTGTTTTGCGTTTAATGCCGTTTGTAATCCGTTCGTCCTCGCAATCGTTAAACTTCCGTCAGTAATGGTTGCTTGTTTTGCGTTTAATGCCGTTTGTAATCCGTTCGTCCTCGCAATCGTTAAACTTCCGTCAGTAATGGTTGCTTGTTTTGCGTCTAATGCCGTTTGTAATCCGTCCGTCCTCGCAATCGTTAAACTTCCGTCAGTAATGGTTGCTTGTTTGGTTAAAATAGCCGCTGTATTCGTCGCCAAATCATCCGTATGACCTTCGGTTAGTGTTTGTAGAGCAGTTGTTTTTAGTTCTTCTTCGTCTAACCTCGTATCCAACGATGTCAACTCAGTAATTACATTCGTAGAACCTACGATAAAGTTTTCAGCGGTTAAATCACCTGCTACTACTACATCACCAGTAATTTCAGTATAAGAGATTACAACTATCACTTGTGCGAAAGCATAGGTATTATTTACAATATTTGCAATACTATTTACTCCAACAAAATCAGTATAAGTATCTATGGAAGGAAAGTCATAACGATAGACCAATAATGCTGTTGCTGTAATTACTGGCGTAGATGCTAATGGCGTTGTTAAGTTAGGGTCGTTTGTAGAGTTATATAATTCTATTCCAAGTCCTACTGCTGTTTGTAAAGTATCATTACTATCCCTGCTATAAAAAACGATTGCTTGTATATTATGTATAGATGTGGTTGGAATGTTTTTTATAATGAGAGCGGAATTAAGACCTTCCGAACCTGTGGATAAAGCACCAAGGTCCTCAAGACTATTGTTATGAGCAAGAGTGGAAGGAGTAGCAACATTTTGCGGACCAGTATCCGTATCTTTGTCTAACCAACTCGCAAAATAACTTGTTAAACCATTATCAGTCATAATATTCACACCGTTCACCCAACACTGAAGTTCTTTTACTCCTATTCTATCACTTCCTACACCTGAAACTCCTGTAGGTCGTCTTACTACAATTGTATCAAAATAAGTTTTTTTAGTTATGTTTCCATTTACTTCCAAATCTCCAGTCGTAAGTGAATTACATTCTAAATCCGTAGCAGAAGTAATCAGGTCTTGTTTGGTTAAAATATCTGCTGTATTCGTCGCCAAATCTTCCGTATGACTTTCGGTCACTTCATCTAATTCTGTTAATGCTGTTTGTAATCCGTTAGTTTTAGAAATACTTAAATCACCATCATCAATTACATCTTGCTTTCCATCTAATGAATTTTCTACATTTCCAATATTTGGAATGGTTAATGAGGTTTGGATATCTACTGAACCAGATACAATTAAATTGTTGCTAATAGTACCTCCAGAACTTTTAATTAAATATCTTGCGTCTAATTGGTCTAAATCAACGGACGAAGAACTTTGATTGGTTGAGTTGAAATAAACTCCTGTAAGGTCATAAAAACTATTGGAATACGTTGAATTAGAATAGGATGCCATATAATTAGTATGATATTTTAATTCTTTCAAAAAATATAATTTAGTTTAAAATATATGTTTATACTATAATATGCTTTTCATCAATCAAAAATATAAACCAGTCATAACTAAACCAGTAATAGAACCTGATTATAATACTTCTATAATGCCAAGTGTTCAAGGTAAAGGAATCAATGAACTCATACAAAAAGTCAAAGATATTAAAATTAAGGAAAATCACAAAAAGAGAAATGCGGATAATAAAATTTCATTCGAATAAAAAAATATAATCATAAAATTAAAATATGTTTTATAATTATATAATGTCTTCTGTTTCTGATCACGTTCAACTAATGAAATCCCAAGAAAATAAATACGATAGTGTTTTTAATAAACGAGAATGGTTATATATTAATGATACAACCACGCAATATGATCAAGGAACATCGATTATTGAGACCACCAGTCTTTCCAATAACTCCAAGTTTTTAGATTATAACAGCGGATATTTGAGTGTTCCGCTTTTGGTAACTCTAACGTCTAATGTTTCCGCCATAACTGGTATTGCGGATACGGATACGCTACCTTATACCAAATCAGTAGGTTTCAAACAATCTTTTTTAAGTATGGTGAATTCCATTACTGTAGATTTAAATGGACAACCAATGGTTCAACAAAATCAACTTATTGATATGTATAATCACTTTCGTCTGCTCACAAGCGAGTCGTGGAATACTCAGAATCGTTGGTCTACTATTGGTTTTTATCCTGATGTAGCGGAATCCGCTGGATTTAGCACTGCGAATAGTATCTATGCCCCTGCTGGACAACCTGCCAACAACGACACTCTAAATTTAGGATTGTATGAACGTTTAGGGTATATTTTAGACGATGCTGGTGAAACATTCAGTAGTGTAGCGGATTCTGCTTTATCCAATCTCATAAGTAAAACGGAAATGGCTAAACTTTACATTAGTCACGTATCTAATCTAACTGCTGGAACGGCGGATGTCAAATCTCCAGTTGTTCAATACAGCGTAAAAGCAACTATTATGTTGAAAGACCTTCATCCGCTTTTCGAAGTAATACCAATTTCTAAATCCCTTAACTTTAAAATTCAGATCTTTTGGAATAACTCGGTTGTGACGGCAACGCACGACGGAACGGATTGGTCGGCGCAATCGTCTCAATATAGAGCATACAACGGAACGCTTCCTCTTATGTTGAATAACTTTACGGATGGTTTCACGGGTTCACCTGCTGGAACTCTACGAGCATCTGTATATGTAGGCGATACCTGCTACGATAGCACACAAAAATCGGTTACGAATAACGGACTATCGACTGGTGGTGTAGGAAAACAAGTTGAACTATGGGTCCCTGCCTATCAAATGCTTCCAGATGTTGAAATGAGTTATGCACAAAATCATTTGAGGGATATTTCTTATTTTGATTACTACCAATTCAGTCTTAAAAATATTGGTTCTGGCGAAAGTTTCAATCACCTTGTAAGCAATGGTATTTCTAACCTTAAAGCGGTTCTTATTGTTCCTCTATTGCATTCGTTAAACAACAATGTAAACGCTTTTGACGATGGTCTTCCTCAACTTATGGGGCACATTAACAACTTTAATGTTCTTGTTGGTGGTTCTAATGTTCTACACCAAGACTCGCGCTACACTTACCAGCAATTCAACAACGAATTCTTCCACGAATTTGGTGTGAATGGAAACCAATCCAGCGGTTTAGGTTCTTCTTTGATTGACTTTAAAAGTTGGTTGAAGAAACCTTATTACTATGTCAATTGCTCTCGTGTGCCAATGGAACAACAAAAAGCGTATCGTTCTCTACAAATCAAAGGCACGAATTCGTCTTCCCTTGCTATGGATTATGTAATTTTTGCCCTATATGAAAAATCGTTCAAACTTGATGTAATCTCAGGAAACATCGAAAAACTTGATTAAATAAAAAATATAAATGAAAAATTATAATATCAATATTAAGTATATGAATATTACACTCGATTTATCGAAAGGGCAACTTTCCAAACTACGAAATGGACATGGCATCCGTATTAATCCTACTATGTTAGGCAGTGGGACTGATTTAATTATAGACCCTATGACTTATCATAATATGGCAAAGAAAATGGACAAAGGAAAAGGTGTGGTTATTAAAATGGGTTCGAATGAGATTCAAATGAATAAAATGGAAGGAACTGGTTTGTTTGCTGGTTCAGGGAATGAGTCGGGTAAAATTAGTCGTGTAAAGAAAGCGAATAAGTGGCGTGATTTTAGTGTAGATACTGCTAAACAAGGTATTGATGTCGCTAAATATGGCTATGATAAATATAAAGAAGCAACTAACCCCGTTCAATCAAAACTTAAAAAAATGTTTGGGTTTGGAGATATGGAAGAAGACGTTGAAGGGGGTAAGATTTCAATGTCTGATATTAAAAAATCATACAATAAAAATGTAAAGAATACTAAATTAGGAAAAGCAATAAGGGAAACCGCTGAGAAGGGACTTGGAGAGGTGTATGATAAAGGAGTTGTAAAGATTGGGAACACGAAACACTTTAGCGGTATTGCGGATGTATTGAAAAAAGGTAAAGTGAAGAATGTATCTAAATTAACTCAAATGTCTGGGTTAGGTTTAAGACTTCAAGGTGAAGGTCTCACAATGGGCAAAGGACTTACAATGGGTGGTAAATGTTGCGGGTGCGGTATGATGAATGACAAGTTTTTATTTCAAAATCAAAGTTTATAAAAACAAACTTAAAGAAATATTTTCTCACTATATTATAAGATGCCAGATTATGCCAAAACGATAATTTACAAACTTATAAACTATGATTATCCTGATTTAGTATACGTTGGTTCAACAACGAATTTTACGAAACGGAAACATAAACATAAAGAGTTATGTTTGAATATTAACCATAAAAACCATAATTCAAAAGTTTATCAAATGATTTGTAAAAATGGTGGTTGGATGAACTGGATTATGATTAAAATATGCGATTATCCTTGTAGCGATAAGCGACAGGCAGAGTTAGAAGAAGATAAATATATGATGGAATTAAAAGCGAATATGAATTCTCATAGACCATCAAGAACTCAACAACAATATTATATAGATAATGTAGCAAAAATTAAAAATAACGCTAGACAATATTATGAAAAAAACAAAGACCAAATAAATGAAAAAATCACTTGTAAATGCGGTTGTGTAGTTCTCAAAAGAACTTTAAAAGGACATCAAACTTCCAAAAAGCATATGGATTTAATCAATCAAATTCAGTAATAATATTTTTATTTGAAATAAAATATTATTGTATATAAATGTTGAGCAATCACGACATCGATGAATTAATAACTAAAATGAATATTCCTAATTTTAAAGGTTGTTATTACAAAGATAAATTAAAAAAAATACAACCGAATTCAAGTTATATCATTAATCTAAATAGCGAACTGGATGAAAGCGGTAAAAGAAACACTGGATCTCACTGGACTTGCTTAGTCACGGATGATATGTGTCGTGCTATATATTTTGATTCGTATGGCGAAAATGCGCCAAATGAAATTAGGAACTTATTGAAATGCAATCAATACAAAATAGGACATACTTCAAAAAATATTCAATCTTTAATGAGTAATCTTTGTGGTTTCTTTTGTCTTGCTTTCATATACTTTTTAAGCGTATCAAAGTTTAGAACTGGTAATATTATTAATGATGCTTCCATTTTTCTTGATTTGTTTGAAGATTTAGATTTGACTGATGATGTGTATAAAAACGAATTTATCCTTTCGTTGTTCTTCACAGATAAAAAATCTAAGAGTTTGTTATTAGGAAATAACAATGTAAATTTAAACAAAGAAAATACAATTGATAATCGTTTTAACATAGAAGATAAAAAAATACGTAGTTAATCATCTGGAATAAAAACATCATAATCAAAATGTATAATAGGATACATTTCTTGACTAACTCGTCTGTTGAACTCTTCCCAAGAGTTAGATAATTGTCTTGCGTTTGTTTGCTCCAATTTCTCTTCAAAAAGTTCAACCACTTTTTCCAAACATTTTTTATTAATAATTTTGGTAAAACGTCTATCTTTGTTTTTAATGGATATATGCCTACACTGCGGACAACAATATTCGATAGAATCATTTAATTTAAGTAGATTAAGAAAGCAGTTATGACAAATCACGATTTTACACTTTGCAAAACAATTAATCCCATAACTAATATCATTATAACAAATATTACATTCTACCATATACATTTATACAATAAAATAAAACTCTCTAAATTAAAAATATCTATATTGTATAAATGGAAAATCCTATCGATAGTCTATTGAATAAAATTCGTTTAAATTGTATATATTTAACTAATAAGCATATTAACAATCATTTGTATTATAAACACGCTGGGAAATGGTTTGATGTCCCCACAATTATTTTATCTGTATTTGCTGGTTCATTTAGCGTAGGCGCTGACCCATTCGCTGAACAAGAAATGATAAGCGTCATCAATTGTAGCATTGCAATGATCATTACAATCTTAACCAGCGTAAAACTATTTATGAAAATCCAAGAAAACCAGCAACAAGAACAAGAATTAGCAGTTCAGTTTAAAACATTAGCGTTAGATTTATTTAAAATGATTTCTTTACCTGAAAAAGATAGAGGTATAGAAGGATTAGAATATTTAAACAAAGTCTATGAAAAATATATTACTTTGGTTGAGAACTCTGCTATATTGAATCGTATGAATAAACACGACCAACTACTCGTCATAGACCCAAGATTATTGATTAGTGGTGGTTCGTCTATAAATTCTAGTGATTTCAATATCTCATCAGTTATTAGAACAGACGAAGATGAAATATAAACCCATGGACGTGGAGAAGTATATTTTAAAATACCGAATACAAAAAATTACGAATTACGACACGGGTTCACGGTTCATTCCATTCAAGGCGAAACAATGAAAGGAAATATCTTCATAGATCTTCGTGGCGTATACGAGAACAGAATGATGTATACAATGATTTCTCGCGCGAAGAGAATGGACCAACTAAACCTTTTATAAAAAGGTTTAACCAAAAAATGCGGGGTTCGGGTAAAGGAAGGTTTGGAAACCTTGGTTTCTAATTTTATGGTGTCCCGTTTATATTTTGTGAGGAAAAATTGTCCCTTGTTATGGGTTCGGGTAAAGGAAGGTTTGGAAACCTTGGTTTCTAATTTTATGGTGTCCCGTTTATATTTTGTGAGGAATATTTGTGCCTTGTTATGGTGTCCCAACTTGCGCGTCCTTATGGTGTCCCGTTTATTTTTATCTTATACATTTTACAGTCTTGTTATGGTGTCCCTTTTATTTTTATCTTATCGCTTTTTTTCTGTATTATTCTGTCTTTTTTTATGGTGTCCTTTTTTTCTTCTTGGTTGCGATATTGTGTATTGTTATGGTGTCCCTTTTTATCGCTTGTTTTCTGTATTATTCTGTGTTTTTCTATTTGGCACTGAAAAACCGTTTTTATATTTTACGCCCTTTTTTGTGTCTGGTTTAGAGGCGGATTTTTTCCGTCGCTTTTGCTTTCAAAAAGGC